TTGGAATGCCGCTTGGTTGCTTTGTGTCAACCTACAAGCAGTGCATGGAATTCAAACACAAGCCTACGGAAGTAGCCCATGAGCGCGCCATCATACTTATGGACAAACACAATAGTCGAAGGAGTGGGCACGGTGGCGGAGGTGAGCAAGCCTTCATGGAAGACACCAAAGCCGTCCGTTCCAAGTTTGGAGGAAGACCTTTCGGGTCGTGAGTTCTTCGAGTATCGCTACGGCGGGTTCATGGCCCTAGGTGGTTTGCCCGCCAAGTTCGATCTTCGTGCTGAACTTTCTGTCCTCAGTGGCTTCATGCAAGAGTGGGCATCGCACACGCGCGTTTGGCAATACATGGTGCGGGATGCACTTAGCCGAGCGCGTGATTGCGTGTTCATTTGCGAAACACCTAGTGGTCGGAAGGCACTCGCCACCTATCTCAACGGACACGCACTGACCGTAATGACGTTGTCCGAATTTGAGCGTACTGTAAACAGACCTGAGATAGTCTACTGCCCTGTGCGTCCTGCTAACATAAACGACGCCAAATTGGATGCGTTGTTGGACGCACACGAACTACACGTCATAAGGTCCGAGGACTATGTCCAGAAAAGATTTCTTAAAGAACTTGGACAGCGATCTGCAAGCAGAGCTGCCGCCCTCCAAGCGAGCTACACCAACGTCCGAATCCGATATCAGGATGGACTTCAAGTTCGACACGCAACGTCAGAACCTCTTGAAGTCGCGCGGCGTCGATGGTCATGCGTTTAGCCTCGCTCGCTCTCCGTTCCAAGTTGAGGAAGCGCTGATAAGGATCAAGCCAGTCGTGCGCAACATCGAGAACCTGGTGAAGAATAACCAGATCGAGTTGGCACCGAGTTCGATCACGTGGTTACCTGAAGGTTTCGTTCTGCGATCCATCAGCGTGAAGAAGCAGATCAACGGCATCCAGAAGGTGCTGGACAATCCTCTGCACGGCAACTACACGATGGCAATTGGCAGTTACCCGAGCGACGTGCGCGCCAAGGTGCTTGCAGCCAACTTCATGAACCGTGCGATTGACGCGCAGATGAAGGGTGTTCACCGTGGTCGTGCATATCCACTCTGGCACCCGCTCATGGGCAACCAGTGGGATTCACTGCGCGATGCACGCGAACCCGAGAACATGAGTATGCTGGTCATCACCAACGTTGGTGTTGACAGCAGCCGTACCAAACTGGAGAAGCTGCGGGACTTGCTGGAGAAGTTCAACAACATCCCGAAGATCGTCGTGGTAAACGGCATCGACCCAGTCACCTTTTTCGCCGAGCGCGTGCGCTTACCTCTCAAATACGCCTTCTACCTCAGTGCTGAGCAGAAGGCCTCGATCTTGGACATTTAAATGTTACTAGACGAAATCGACGAAATGGTTGAGCAGATCAACTCTGCCCAACGTGGAATGGAAAGGGTGTATGCCATTTACCTTCCACACTACCCAGTCGAAGCAGCAGTCATCGACGACCTGAACCGAGCCATCACTGCGCAGATGGTGGACGAACAGTCCGCACCTAAGCACGGTACGATCGGCGGTGCAGTGGTTCCAGTAAGTGGTGTGATCGACCTGAGCCACGAACTCCGTGAAGACGCCGATGCCTTGCGTAAAGAGCTGGAAGCGCAGGAACTGGCACAGGCCGAGATTGATGAGGCCATGCAGGCACGGATAGAGAAGAATCGGCAGGAGCGTCTGGAGAAGTTTAAGACGGAGAACATCCGTGCGACTTACCGACGCCTATGCCAGATGTGCCATCCAGATAAGTGCAAGCGATTCTCCTACACGGAGACTGCCAAGCTGCGCGAAATCCTAAACATGGCCCAGGATGCCTACGCTCGGAAGGACCCATACGATCTGGAGACCGCCTACATCCGTGCGCTGTACGTTCGGGGTGAAGAGGAGAAACTCTCCAAGGATATGCGCCATGTTGTTGAGGAGAAGCACCGTAACCTGACGCTGGACATGCAGGCAACTGCCATGCACAAGCTCTACACGGTTCTCCAGTTCCATGTCCAGAAGCGCCAATACGATGCCAAGGTGGCATTCAAAACATTCGTGGACGACTATATCGTTCGCTTGAAGCAAAAACTCGGGGCCTAGTGCCCCGTTTTTCGTTTCCGTCAACCTGAATACGGTGTGCTAATTTACAGCGTACAATGTCAGTCACGTGGCCAAGTACCATAGACGGTTGTCCTGTGTTTCCATACCAACTATATTCAGAAACTGTTGACGGAGACCTAACATGGTCAGTAAAGCAGTGCATCCAAGCGCTGGTGTGTATCCGATCGAAACGGATATGTCCACCCGTGCAACCGCCGCAGCGACTTCGATCGTCGGCGTCGTAGGTGAAGCGTCCATCGGGCCTGTCGGTGTTATCACCGATGTGTTTGACAACGAAGACCTGCGTTCCAACTTTGGGCAACCCAATGCCCAGAAGTACGGCTTCGCGCTGTACTGTGCCGCCCAAGCCCTGGGTCAAACCAAACGCCTGAAGTTCCTGCGGGTCGTCAATAAAGACGCTCTCACCGCCGGTGCATACTTCACGGTGGATGACCCGGCTCAGAACATCCCTGAGATTCGCGTCACCGTGTTCGACGATGGTGGCAACACTCCTCTGGGCGTGTACGATCCCCTGAACAATCTCGGTTTCACCGCCGACCAGGCTGGCGTTGAGCGCATCCTTGCATACTTCGTTGCGTCCAACCCAGGCGAGTGGAACGACCAACTGAGCATCAAGATTCGTCCGGCATGCCCAGCAGGTGTGGACATCAGCGACGAGCGCCACTACGATCCGTACAAGTTCTACGTGGACGTCTACCTGAACTACAAGAACGCCAACAGCCGTCCTGTGGAGAGCTTCTACGTCTCCCGGAAATACGAGCTGGACGGCAACGGCAACCAGATGTTCATCGAGGATGCGATCAACCTGTCCTCGAAGTACATCCGTGTCAAGCACAACTCCTTCTGCGGTCCTGTGAAGATCAAGAAGGAAGCGTTCGAGTTCATCAAAGGCGGTAGCGACGGTACTCGCCCAACTGACGCGCAGATCATCGCGGCCTGGGAAGAGTTCGCCGACGCGGAAATCGTGGACGTCAACATCCTGTGCAACGCTGGCTACACCATTCCAGCGATCCAGCGCAAGATGGTCAGCATTTCCGAGAACCGTGCTGACTGCTTGGCGGTGCTCGACGTGCCGGACAAGGAATACGAAGCGGCACGTGCCGTGAACTACTCCGTGAACACGCTCAACGTGGACAGCAGCTACGCAGCCCTGTACGCGCCGTTCGTGCAAATCCGCGACACGTACAACGACAAGTACATCTTCATTCCGCCGTCTGGTCATGTGTGCGCTGCGATGGCCTACACCGATCACCAACGTGCGGTGTGGTTCGCCCCTGCTGGTCTGGCACGCGGCACCATCAAGATCACCGGCATCCGTACCAAGTACAACCAAGGTGCGCGTGACGCTCTCGATGCTGCCCACATCAACCCGATTCGCAACATCCCGGGTCGTGGCTACGTCATCATGGGCCAGGAGACTCTGCAAGCGTTCGCGTCTGCGTTCTCCAACATCAACGTCCGCCGTCTGGTCAACTACGTCAAGAAGTCGATTGCTTCGGCGTGCACCGTTGAGAACTTCAACCCCAACGACAGCTACACTCGCTTGTCGCTGGTGAACATCTGTGGCGACTTCCTGCGTCCGATCAAACAAGGTCGGGGTCTGTATGATTTCGAGGCCGTGTGTGACAGCCGCAACAACGTTGCAGCCGACATTGCCAATGGTGACCTGATGCTGGACGTGTACCTCGATCCAGTGATCCCAGCCAAGCGCGTCCACCTCACCTCGCACATCATGCCGACTGGCACGTACTTCGACGAAAACTAAGGGGCATTGCAATGTCTGAAAAACGCCTGGAAACTCTGATTGACGACCTGCAGAGTGCCGCCAATCTCCAGAACCTGGACGCACTCAACCCAATCGTTGTGCGCCTCTCGCATCCAACCAACCGTACCGTGACCGTGATCGCGTGCGCGCAGAAAGAGCCAAGCACCCTCGTGCTGCCTCTGAACGTGACTTGGATCGACTTCGACCCGCTGAGCCTGAACTACCGCAAGGCTCTGCGTCGCGTCTCCAAGGAAGCTGACACGGTCACCGGCCGGGATCATACCTGGGAAATCATCGAGACCTACGACGAGGTGTTCGTCACCCAGTTCTACGATGACGCCGATACCGCGCTGCTGACCACGCAGAACCCGGTGCCTGCCGCCAGCACTTCGATCATGGGCGTCGCTCGCCTGTCGTATGCTCCACAGGTATCGAGCAACCCTGTGGCCGTGGCTGAAGGTGACCCGCGTCTCTCCGATGCCCGTACGCCGAAAGCGCACACCCACGAAGAAGTGCCAGCTACCCAGATCAAGACTGCCAATGGCGTCGTGACTGTCTCGGGTAGTGAACAGCCAGTTCCGGGCGCCGCCTTGGTTGCAGATAGCGCGACTACTGCCCGGTGGCGCAAGCTGACCACTTCGGACATCCAGAACTGATCGGAGATCATCTATGCCAACGCCAACACTCGCTGAGTTTGTAGCTCAGACCGTGGCGCTCGCTGACTACCGCAACCTTGCACGGGAGAACCCAATCCCCGTGCAGTTGCCGCTCGGCAATGGTGAGAACATGATTGTTGTGGTTGCCTTCATGGAACCCAACAACGTCACCCTGCCGTTCAACGTCAGCTGGATCGTCGTTGATCCAGACAGCGCTTCCTATGGTAAGGTCCTGCGTCGTACTTCGGCGCTGCCTTCCGTGGGCTTCCGTAACACCTGGCAGGAACTCGACACCTTCGAGGACCTGATCGCAGAGCAGCAATATTGGGATTTCAGTAGCGGCTTCAACCTCGGTGAAGTAGACGTTCCGCAGGTAGGTGCTGCGACTCTCGACGTTCGTGGCCTCGTAATCCTGAACCGTGAATATACGCCCGATCAAGACAGCCCTGTGGTTGTCGGCGGTAACGATCCGCGTATGAGCGATGCGCGTGATCCCCTTCCACACACTCACCCGAAGCTGCCGATCACCATGATTCGCGGCGCAACGGGCGTCAACTCCTGGCTCGCCAAAGTTGGTACCAGCAACACGCCGAAGCCAGGCGAAGTGCTGACCATCACTGGCCCAGGTGCTAAAGACGGTGAGTGGATCGGTGAGTGGCGTCGCCCAGTCAAGGCTGACCTCGTTTACGACGGTCCAACCTTCGACGAACTGGAAATCGTTGGCCCAGAAGGCAACACGCTGGACGAGACCGTACCGTTCACCTTCAAGGCGAATGCGAAGTTCAGCGACGGTAGCGTGCTGAACAACGTGCAAGGTTCGTGGGCTGTCATCGGTAACGGTGCGTACGGCTCCATCAGCAACCAGACTGGTATCTTCCAGTCGCTGGACATTGACGAGGACCAAGTGCTGCGCATCGAGGTGCGCTGGACTCATCCTGAAAGTGGCCAGCTGCGCGTGAAGTACGTGGATATCACCATCGTCGACAAGACCATCAAACTGGTGCTCACCAGCATCGAACTGGTGGGTGTCAACGAGCTGGAAGAGAACTCGATTGCGACCTACTCGGTCATCGCGCACTTCGACGACGGCACCAGCGCCGGTGTTACTCCAACCACCTTCACCTCGTCCAACCCTGGCGCTGGCACGTTCAACAGCAAGACTGGTGTGCTTGAAGTTGGCGAGCTGACTACCGATCAGACCACGACCATCGCTGCGACCTACGCTTTCAACGGCGTGACCAAGGACGCGAACCTGACCGTGCGCTGCATCGACACCACCATCTACCCTTCGTCGGCTGTGATCGTTGGTCCTGCAGAAGTAGACGAAGGTACCTCGACCAACTTCACTCTGCGCGTGACGTTCACCAACGGCACCCAGAAGGACGTTGCAGTCACCGACTGGCGTTCGAGCGACGAAGAAGCTGGCACCATCAACCCGTCCAGCGGCGTCTTCGAGGCACCGAACAACCTGTTCGAGGACAAGGCTACCACGCTGTCCGCTTCGTACACCCTGGAAGGTCGTACCGTCAACGGCAGCCGTCAGATTCTGGTCAAGGACACCACTGTCTACCCACGTAGCGCAGTGATCCTCGGCTCGGCGGCAATCAACGAAAACACCGTGACGCAGTACCAGTTCCGTGTTTCGTTCAGCAACGGCACCACCAACGTTGTCACCGTCAGCAACTGGGCTCTGTCCAACCCTGCGATGGGTACGATCAACAAGAACACCGGTCAGCTGGTCGCAGCTACCGACGTGCAGCAAGACACCAAGGGTAAGGTCTCTGCATCGTACTCCGCCTTCGGCCAGACTGTAACCGCCGAGCTGGAAGTCACGATCAAGGATATCACCAACTACCCGGTGAGCGCTCGCGTCGTGGGCAACGCCCAGATGAACGAGAACACCACGCAGACCCTGACGTTCGAGGTTACTTACCTCGATGGCACCAAGGTGAACGAGCCAGTGACCAACTGGACCTCGACCAACAGCGGTGCTGCAACGATCGGTGCTGCAAACGGCCTGGTGACTGCTGCTGTCAACCTGCAAGCGAACGGTACCACTACTGTGGCCGCGTCGTGGAGCAAGTACGGCCGCACCGTGACTGCGGACATGCTGCTTACCGTCCGCGATATCACCAACTACCCGGTGAGCGCCGTCATCAACGGCCAGGCGACTATCAACGAAGGCTCGACTGCTGACTACACTCTGGCAGTTACCTTTGCTGATGGTACCACTTCGAACCGTTCGGGTAACTGGGCGATCACTGGCGGCAACGGTGCCAGCGTCAACACTTCGGGTCGCGTAACTGCGCCTGCAAACGTGGACGTCAACACCCCAGCGTCGCTGACCGCGTCGTACACCCTCGATGGCAAGACTGTCACCGCTTCGGCGAAGACTATCACCATCATGGACACCACTGTTTACCCAAGCAGTGCGCGTATCCTGGGTCCGAACTCTCTGCCTGAGAACACCAGCCAGACGTATCAGCTGGAAGTGACCTTCACCGATGCGACCAAGGCCATCGTGCCAGTCACCAACTGGAAGTCGTCGGTTATCTCGACTGCGACCATCGGTGCCAACACTGGTGTGCTGAACGGTCTG